AAAAGTTACCTAGAAATGAAGATGGCTCGTTCAACCTTCGTGCGAAAGACCAAGGTTCAATCAGACTAGGTACTAAAAAGTATGCAGGATTTAATATTAAAAGCTCTAAACAATTACTAGAAAAACTTGAGTTAGTTCTAGGTTATACACCAGTAAATAATGATGGTAAACCTAGTGTTGCGAAAGATGCTTTGAAAAATTGTGCGGCTGATTCTCCTACGATCCAGACACTTATAACTTGGAAACGTAGAGAAAAGCGTAGGCAGATGATAGAAAGCATACAAGATAAGATGTCAGATGATGGATTTGTTAGAGCATCTTATATGCAGTTAGGTGCAGATACAGGAAGAATGTCCAGTATCAAGCCAAATAACCAGCAGATACCAAGAGATTCAGAGTTCAGACAATGTGTACAGGCTCCCCAGGGTTGGAAGATAGTTGATGCTGATTTTTCACAGATGGAATTACGTCTTGCTGCTGCTTTAGCCAAAGACAAAAATATGACTGCTGCATTTCAACGTGGAGAAGATTTACATGACTACACGGCTGCACAGATGGGTTGTGACAGACAGATTGCTAAGTCAGCTAATTTTGGCTTACTATATGGTGCTGGTGCTGAAGGTCTACGAAAGTATGCTGGAAGTAGTGGTGTAATTATGTCGCCAGATGAAGCTGTAGAAATCCGTGATAACTGGCTAAATACATATAGTGGTATTCGAGATTGGCAGAAAGAAATGAACTATCTTTCACGATCCACGGAAGATGATGAATGGCCTGAGACTAGAGTTCCAGTATCTAATATGCGTAGGTTCTTAAAAGGCGATCTTAATAGAACTACTGTTAGATGTAATACACCGATTCAAGGGGCTGGTGCAGCAATACTAAAGTGTGCATTAGGAAACTTATGGACACAAGTTAAGGAAGCTGGCGAAGATAAAGTAAGGATTGCCGCAGCCGTTCACGATGAATTGATACTTCTTGTTAAAGAAGATATTGCCGAAGAGTGGGCTGAGATTCTTAAAACTACAATGGAAAAAGCTGAAGCAAAGTGGTTGGGTAATGTTCCTGCACTAGCTGAAGTATCTATTGGTGATAGATGGAGCGAGGTGCATTAATGACAGAAAAGCAGTATCACCAAGCACTAGCCAATTTGTCTGACAGATATTTGTTTGAAAATATGACAAACAGAGAATATGTAAAGCAAAGAGAGGCTATTGAAACCAACTACTTAAAAACAATTTACAAGAAATAACTATGATTGGGATTTGCAAAAATGAACACGGGTGGTATATCTCCAAGCACAATAAACAGCTTGGAGTAAAATACTACAAGACTCTTACGGAGGTTATGCCTGTTGCTTATGCAGAAGAATATAAGAGTAGACCTGATGAAGGATCTCTACAAAGAGATCCCGAAGGCGACTACCAAAGATCTGGCTAGTATCATTGATTTTTTGAAGAGAGCCAGAGAGGTTCGTACAGGAAAGACCAAAAAACGCAGAGAAGCTAGAAAAAAGTATGTGGAAAAGCAACTTGATAAAGCCGATTTGCCATTTTGGTGGTAAAGTAGTACAAGAACAACATTGTAAATGGCTCTCAAACACGGAAACAAAAGTTATTATCAAGTGCTAATCGACCCAAATAGAGCAGAACTAATAGAAAAAGCTGCTGATAAAGAGGGTATGCGTGGTACTGCATGGGTTAGAAAAGTAGCTTATGAGGCTTTACAACGTGAATTTCCTAGTTCAGAATATAAAATTGCAGAAGCCAAAGACGAGTTAATGTGGAGAGAATCTGTACAAAGACGAATCGAAGGAAGAAAGCAGAAAAACTAAAACAAGTATTATGTCTATTTACTTTAGATCATCATTAGGTATTGCTTTTCCTAAAAGCCCTTATATTGGACAAGTTTTTTACGATCCAGATTTAAAAAGAACCTTTAGATATGAAGAGAAGCCCCCAGAAATGGCACTTTGGACACTAGATATGTTTCACTGGGTCGATATTACTGAAAAAGATATTATTTAGAAATACGAAAAAACTTTTTTAAGATTTCTTTTGCCGTTTTAGGGTATAAATTTTTAGGTTTATCTTTCCTCATTTCTTTCACTACACGATCAGCTTCTAGTTCTATAAGTCTATTTAGTAGCGAAGCCATAAAAATATCTTGGTCAAACTTTTTCCTGACCATGTGAGTGCAGTATCTTTTTACATTATCTAAATTATCACTTTTCATAATTTCTCTACACTGCATCTCAATTTCTAGTTCCAACTCTGGTGGTGCTGGCTCTATATCAATGTTGAGAAATTTAGTAACTTTCATTTACTGAAGAGATGTGGTAGATCCTGGAAACATTCTGGCCTCTATAAAAGCAACTGCTTGATCGTCTATTGTATTGTCCGTTTGCTTGGCTATTGCCTTTAACAGATCCACTATCAGTCTCTTCATTGCCTTTGATTTTATAAATACAAGAAGAATGGGTTTTAGAATTTTTACCATCGGTTTTATGTGTTACTTCCCAAACATAGCTCTTTTGCTAGTATTAGACAAGAATCTTAACTTTTATGGAAGATCAAGAGCCTAGTAAAGTTGAAACTATTGTGAAAGTTTGCGTACTTTTGTGGTCGGCAACACTTTTATCCCTTTCATACTATGAACCGCCTTCTGGTAAGAAAATAGTAGATTTTGACCCCACATTTATAGCTTCAATTTTTTCAGCTAGTACTGCATCACTGGGTTTTCAGATAAAGAAGAAAAAAGATACTATAGTAGATAATAAAAACAACAAAGTAGGGATCAAATGAAAAGACTATTACCATTTATCTTCCTTGTATCCGCACCAGCTTATGCAGACATGAATCATTCCATATCATCTAGCGTAAAGTTTGAATCTCTTTCAGCAGCTAGTACGGCTGATAAGATTGGGTCGTCATACAGTATCTCAGGTAATAATGTCACAACTGTAGACTCTAACTCAGCAGCTACTATCGGTGGCTTTGGTTCTGCAACTAATGGAGTTCCTAGCATTTCATTCCCTTCTGCAACCCAAGCAACCAGTGGTGAAGCGTTTTCATTTGCTCAATCCTATGTTGAAGGAGATGCTACACCAGGTAGTGCTGTTACAGTAGGTACTGTGCCAAACTTTAGTGATTTAACTTCTACAAGTGCTGGAAGTGTGGGAACGGCAGCAGTAGCACTAGATAATCACAATATTACAATGACACCTGGAACAGGAACAGGTATCGTAATAACAGGTCAGTTTGTCGTTGATCTTACTATCGAATGAGGAGGCTACTTCTTCTTGGCTTTGTTATATCTGCTCCTTGT